CCAATATACACTTCCCTTTCCCAAGGTATCATATTCTCTAATTCGGTTAAACTATATTTATGCTCGTGCATCAATATGAAATTAGTTTTATAGAAATTCATCAAATTGTCATGGGAAAGGGTTACCCGAAAAAACTTTCTAGACCATCAATTACCACGACATTCTCAGTCTCACATTTTGGGCATTTGTATTCAATAATCTTCTCAACTCTTGGCGCAGTTTTGAAGAATTCTGAAATCTTTTCAAACTGCTCAGAGGTCAGACTGTCAACAAATTTAATCACTTCTTCGATTGGTTCATCGTTTGTTGAGAAAATTTCTTCTTTAGTATAAATCGCATCAATCGCTGCGACCATGATGTCGAATACTTTTAAATCATCCTGGACTAATGTCTCGGCAGCAGGATACTTCATGATCACACCAATATCATCGGTTAATTGAATCTTGTTGTTATGATTTTCTGTTATCTGTAGTTCTATGGTTGATAGATCGAGTTCGAATGGAGTTCTGTGACTGCATTCGCCACAAATTAAATTGAATTCAGAACTACCGCCAATCGATTGCGAGCGCAATTTTACAAATATATTTTGTAAATCAAAGAATGGAAGTTCTTTACCATTGACTGCCCCTTTACTACAAGCAGTAATCACATCTTGCATTGCTTTAAGAATATCTAATTTATTACCAGATTCTTGCGCCATTATTAGAAGTTTTTCTTCTTTGACGAGAAATGGTCTAAATTCGACCTTTAGATTTTTTGAATAAATTTCAATTTCAAAAGTAGGTGTTTCTAACACGGGAATCATTATTATATTCTCCTAATAATTATATTGTTCAAATTACGACGTCGTCTTCTTCAGTTAGATCTTGCGGAAATCCATCTGGTTCACCTTCTGCGGAAAATTGCATTGGATTACCTTCTGGGTCATATCCGCCAATTGCTCTCCAATTTTTATATGTGAAAGTTACAGGCATGCGTAAAACTTGTGCATTCGTTCCAGATGCTTGAATTGGTGCTAATGATCTCGGAAATGCGCCCTCAATTCTCCATTCAACAATAACTTCATCTTTGTTGTTCAATGCGACTAAATCGATATCAGCAACATAATCGTCTGGATATTCGACATATCTTGTTACTGGGTTAACAATTTTCCGCATCCAATCTCCGAAGAAGTCTTTAACAGTCCAAGATGCATCAACCAAAAATGTCATTGTGATTGAATCTCCACCGAAGTCGATAGAAGTTGCACGTGGATAATTTAAATTGTTCAATCTATATGCTCTCGTTCCGACAAGCAATCCAGGAAAAATTATATCTTCCACCATCATAGAGATTAATTTTGGAGATTCTCCCTGTGAAGTATAATGACTTTGCATAATTTGTGGATAATTGAACATTACCTCAAATCTATTAGATCTTGCTAAGTCAGTTTTCTTGACTTGTGATATGAAATCTGATATACCATGGTATGCTTGTACCATTAGAATTTGCTCCTAGAATCTCTGAATACTTGTTCTTTTGTGGCACCCACAAAGTTCTCGATCGGTAAGAATATTGCTGCTTGCCAATCTTCAGGGTTGACTTTTAAAAATTGCGAGTTAACATGATTGGTCAGGTAATGCTTGATACATGGTTTGACTTCATTCGCATTCTTCAAGTTGTTTAATAGATTGTATGACATACGCAACTTGGTTGTTTCAGAATATGTCTTGGTTGTTTTGTAGTCTAACAACTCACCAAGAACTTGTGCTCGTAGCAAGTAAGGCAGATAATGTAAATTGATTCCATAGAATCCACCTTTTGCTGGACCAAATGGTAATACCAATGGAAAGGTGTCGTAGAAAGGAAGCTCTTCTTTCAACTTTGGATCGTAGAAATACATATACATTGAACCAATCTCGATATTGGAATTTAATTCACCAATATCAGATTTCATTACGCTGCTCTGAGACAACCTCGCGCCAACGAGGTTTTTCACATTGTTCATATACCAATCCATGGACTTTTGTCCATCGCCTGCTTTGGCACGAAGTCTCTGAAACGGATTTGCCAATTACCTACCTTGTCCTCTGTATGCTTTATAGTTAGCACGTTTACGTTTATTCATGGTTGAAAACTTAATCGAAGAGGCACTACCACCAATTGATGTCTTGCCCTTCTTTTGATTAGTAAAGGAAATCTTAGTATTTCCGCCACCTGATTTTGCTTTTGCCATAGATATTCTCCTTCTTATTTATTACGGATTCCCAACTCTTTCTCAGTCAGGATGATAAATTTCCATCCTCTATCTTCACAAAACTCAGTAGCAAATTTCCACTTTGCTTGGTTTACCCCCCATTGCATAACTTCCTGTAGAAACTTCTTTGTTTTTCTAGCAGGCACTTTGGGTTCTTTAGTAAACTTCTGCGGTTTTACCTCAACCAGATACTTCTTTGTAACACCACTTTTTTCTTGAACCTTGATATAAAAATCCACGAAATATCTATGTACTCGATTATCTAAAGGAGAGATATACGGTATGGGCAACTCTTCAGATCCCCATTCCAATATGTTGTCGTTATTATCGCACCACTTCATGAACTTTAGTTCCCAACTGGAGCGATAAACAATATTGTTCGGATTACCAATATATTTCTTTGGATTCTGTATTTTATACAGACCTTTCAAAGTTTCCTTACCATAACTCATATAAATATTCCAAACTCTATACTTAATAGGATATTTATTCGAACATGGCTGACACTCCTGCTTCATCGCCAGCAACACAAACTCAGCAACCTAGCGGAGCAGTGAAACCACAAGCACCAGCAAGTTCTGAACCGCCAAAAAGCAGATTTAACAGAGATACTCTGCTTACCGAAATTGGAAATCCTCTTGATGGGGGTCTTGTCCAAAGTAATAGATCATACAAATATCCTCTTGATGTTGGTGTCAATCCGGAATTTCCACACTATGTTGTGTTTTATCCGCTTGTCAGAGAATCTTCACCATATGGGAAACGAATGGGATCCTCTGGGATTATCTTTGATCAATCTGATCAAAATAGAGCAGATCCGCAAAATAATCTTACCGCAACTGCTGCTGCTGGTGCTTTAGCAGGTGCAGCAATTGGTATTGGTAAAGCTTTAAGTAATGCGGGTGGTAGAGGATCATCTGGTGCAGACGGTTCAGAACAGATGTCTGCAGTCACAAGCGTCGCAACACAATTGGGTTCTGCATTTAAAGGTGGTGCTCTCGGTGGTGGCGCTGGTGCGCTTTTTGGATTAGCAGCAGCAGGATTAGCGGGAGAACAACGTCTTGTTTTTGGTGACAATGAAATAATACTGCACGTATCTGAGAAAGTTTCTACGGCATATACTGCTAACTGGGATCAGGGAGATCTAGGTGGTATAGTTGGCGCACTAGCAGCAGGTCAAATGAATTTCTCTGCGGGCGAACTCTCAGATTATGCAATGAGAAAGGCGTCTAAACTCGCAGGGTTGACTGGATTCCAGGGATTGCAAAATGTGGTTGAGGCAACTTCCAAGAAAGTTGAAAACCCATACAAAGAACAATTATTCCGTTCCATGGGGTTCAGAAAATTCCTATTTGATTATAGATTTTCTCCGAGAAACAGAGACGAGGCAGTGCAGATTTTTGGTGAATCAAATTCAGCAACAGAAGGCATTATCCCGACATTCCTTCGTCACATGCATCCAACAAAAAGTAAATCTGGATTATTTTTATCCTACCCGTCAGAATTTTTGATTATTTACTATCACAATGGTGAAGAAAACAAATTTGTAAGAAAAATATCAAACTGCGCATTGACTAACATGGCAATTGACTATGGCGCAGAAGGTTATACGACATTTGCTGATGGTATGCCAACCGAAGCAACAATTCGTCTAGAGTTTACAGAACTTGAAACTCTGACTGCTGATAGAATTGAGAAAGGATTCTAATGTTATTTACATTATATCCAGCGCTGCTAGTAACTTTGCCCAATGGTGAAACGAAAACAATAACTGACATCTTCAGAAGAGTTTCTGTTGATATGTTCTCCAACAACTATGCTATTCTGCAGGAAGTTACCATTCCTGATGGGTTTACTCCTGAGCATGTTGCAGATAAATTCTATGGAAGAGCAGACTATCATTGGATCATTCTAGTTATGAATGAGATTGTTGATGTGAGAAAAGAATGGCCTATGTTTGATGCCGACCTCATTGAATATGCAAAAAAGAAATATGGACCAACGGGAATCTACGAAGTACACCACTACAGAACTACAGATGGCGATAAATTAATTGTAGATTATGACGCAGCAGATTTGACAAATGGTGTCATTGAAGCAGTAACAAATCTCCAACATGAAGAAGAACTAAATTATGAAAAGAGAGAAATTAAAATTCTTAGACCTGAATATTTGGCAGAATTTATATCATCATACACAAATCTTGTTAGATAAAAATGACTGAAACAACTACACCCAAAGACAATAAACCAAGAGATCTAAAAGATCTCGTTCGCCCAGGAGATGTCTTGATACATAAAGTTGAGATGACAACTTTGGCAGGAGATACGCTTGATCTTAAACCTTTCGTGGTAGAGATTAATGTATTTGAAGATATGTTCTCGCCTTCCCTTACTGGAAATATTGTTATAAGAGATTCCTTAAATCTTATTGGGCAATTACCATTAGTCGGCGATGAAGTTGTAACTCTAGATATCGTAACTCCTGGATTCGCAGAACCAGATGCTAGAGATGCAATAAACAAGATTCAAAAATCGTTTTCTGTTTACGCAATTAAAAATCGTCAATTAAATGCGGACAGAGAACAATTCTATACGATACATTTTTGTTCGATGGAAGCATCATTAGACAATGTTGCCAAAGTATCTAGAAAATTCGAAGGGTCGACAGATGAAATCGCCCTAAAAGTATATGAAGAATTTTTTCAGATTCCCAGAATTTTTAGTTCGAAGACTTCTATGGATTCACCAGAAGGCGATAAAAGTGAAAATCCCAATACAACTAGTGAGGATACAAATAAAAAGTATACTCCACTGTTTATTTCGGACACTCCCCATACTTCTCGTATTGCATTCGTTTCGCCGATGTGGAGTCCAATGAAAATTTTGAATTGGTTGGCAAAACGATCGCTTGGTTCGAAGCATGATTCGCCGACTTTCTTGTTCTATGAAACAACTAAAGCATTTTATTTTGCATCGATCGAAGCATTAATTGATGTGCAAATGACAAACAATCTAATTTATTCGGATTTTGTATATAATACGTCATTGACTGACACCAGAAATATCAATTCTCTCAGTCAAGGATACGCTACAGTCAAGGATATGAAATTCTTGTCACAATTAGATGTTCTTAAATCTCAAGATTTGGGGCATTTTGTGAACAGCGTATATACTTTTGATTTAATCAAAAAAGAACACAAACATTGGGTCTATGATCATGGGTTTCAATTCGATGAGTATAAGCACCTAGAAACATACAAATACGCTCCAGGTAAAGAAAATAAATACATTGAAGATGAAACCAAGAAGTATCATTCTTTGTTTCCTGTTAATGTGATGCGTTCATATAATACCAAGAATTTTCTGGCAACTGTTAATCCTGGAGTGTTGGATAGCACTCAAACTTCAATCGATCTTGCTCCTGAAGATTTTATTGGGCAGAGAAATAGTGCGTTAATGGACATGTCAACTATGAAAATTTCAATTGACGTCCCTGGTAGAACAGATTGTGAGGCAGGAAAAATTGTGAGATTCTTTTACCCATCCGTAACTCCTAAGTCTGAAGACACGGCAGAAACATCCAGAGTCTTGTGGGATCCTCTTGTCAGCGGATTCTTTATGATAACAGCAATTCATCATCATATTACTCCTTTCCACCATAATATGATTTTGGAACTTTCAAAAGATTCTTATGCGAATGCGCTTCTCGATATTACCGAAACAGAAACAACAGGAGAAGACGCAGGATCGAAACCCCAAACTTCATCCCCAACGAATACGCAAGATCCTAATGCTGCGCCTCCTGCCAATAAACCAGTTGGCAAGGGATCGTTTATTGGTGATAGTATTGCAGTTGGTCTTGGTGGATCTGCAAAAGATGCATCAACAAACGCAACTGTTGGATGGAATACGGATAAGATTAAGCAGAATTATTCTTCAAAGGGTGGTTCTGATTATACTGTTATCTCAATGGGATCAAATGATAAGGGTTATCCGAATGCGAAGACTACAGATAATGCAACAGCAGTGAGAGAGTCAATTAAATCACAAACTAAGAAAGTTGTTTGGATTCTTCCATATGATAGAACCTTGGCACAAAAGATTCAAAGTGTTGCATCTAAATATGGTGATAAGACAGTTGATTTAAAAGAATTCCCGAGCGGCGATGGACTTCATCCTAAGAGTTATCCTGCAGTCTTGAAACGTGTTAATCAAATAGTGGCGAGTTAATTATGGACAATTTTACTTCTAACAACAA